TTGGATCAACATTTAATACTAAATCAGATCTTCTGAATTTTATACAACAAGCTGACCGAGATGCAAGAAAAATCCAGAAACAATTTTTAATAGTGTTCCAACAAGATCGTAAAGATATGCTTTGCATTTTTAGCAAGAATACAAATTTAATGTTATCTGACAAGGCTTCACTAATTGATAATTTGCTTCTTACTATTGGAACAGAAACTTATGTTATGTGTAGACTACCAGAGCTACTTTCTTTGACAAGAAAGTTTAATTGCGATCATCTCTGGCTATGATGGTTTGCGTCGTGCTCTTGCGTTTTTAATAGCATTATATTCTACGTGAGATCCTCTTGATCTTCTCCCACTCGTTGAAGTAGTAGTGCTAGCCTTATAAAGTGGAACTATATTTCCATCAGTCCCTGGTCCGTAATAAGTAGTTTCGCTTCCATCTATGTTTGAGCTAACTGAGTATCCTAGTTCCCCTCGATGAAATCTTATTACTGGATCTAGTAAATCATTCTGTCTACCAGTAAATTGATCTTGCCCATCAATTCCGTTTGCGGTGATTAAAGTGTTAGGATTTCTAGACCCACCGGCAGCGAACTCACTCATAAGTAAGTGATCTTTGTATGCTTGAGCTTCTTCAGGGTTAGTTGATTTAGAATATTTATTTAACATTTGTGATCTTACAAAGTTTTTAATCATTGATTTCATTTGATTTGGGTTCTTACCTTCTTTAAGGTATCTCTCCATCTTGTCCAGCAATCCTGATTCTTGTATGTCAGAAAAATTAAACTCAGATCTCATCTGATCTTTTAAAGTTGTAACAAATTTCTTAAGTGTGTCTACATTAATTTCTTCACCTTCTGCATTAGTAGTTAATGTATTTTCAGACAACCCATCTATTTTACTTTCCGCGTTAGAGATAGAATTTTCTATAGAAGCTAATGCTTTATATCTTTTATCTGCTGGATTTCTCATCCATGGTTGATCTAAAGATGCTGCTATTCCTTCCCTCAGAAGTCTATATTGCTCTTTCTCTTCAGGAGAACATTGTTTACCACAATCTTTGCCAGAGATCAAAGTTTTTAAAGTATTTTCAGATATAGATCCAAGACTGATTCCATCTTTTAAAGTTACATAATTTTTCAAACTTATATCTGCACCAAATTTGCCATCTGGTGTTACGATCATGTGTTTCTCAGCAGATTCCCTAGAGATACCATACTGCTCCATAGCTTTTATAAATCTTTCTTTATCGTTCCACAGTTCTAAGGTATCTCCCTTCTTTCCGAATTTTGTATCTTTTCCAATTCCGCTAACGCTATCAGGTTGTCTTTCCATATATGATCTTTTTGCTAAAGAAACTAATGATTTTAAAATAACAGAACCAACTTCATCCCCATACTTATCAAACAAATAAGAATAAGCTAAAGATTCACTTGAATTCTCTTCTCCTATTGGAATAGATGCTTCTCCTTTATTTAAAACTTTACTATATTCTTTAAGAGACTGAACAAGCAAATCTTTTTTATCCTTGAATTCTTCAAATATTTCCCCTAACTTATCCGAGCATTCTGATTGTTCTTTTCCCTCTAACTTAACACAATTCGCGGCTTGTATAACAAGTCTTTGAACTGATTCACTGAATGCACCTCTAATCTGTGCCGCCGCCCCAGCGATGGATCCTATGGATTTTGTTTCCCCTAATCCACATCCGGCTGATTCAAGAGTTCTAGAAAACATTTTTCTGATACTGCCAACTTTATCATTAATTATTATGCCAGTGTTAGTTCCTCTATCATTAAAATATATTCTTGAACCCTGCATTGGAACTATAGTATCTTTAAATTTTTTACATTCCTCTGCGCTTATTGTTTCTTTTTTTCTTACCAGATTACTTACTCTGACCATAATTTTTTGTAAGTTATCGTAAGTAGCTGAAATAAGCTCTTGATTGCTTGATTTAACTACAGTTTGTTTACCATCAACCGATCCTACAATCATTACGTGATTTGCCAACATTTTAGCCAATGATCCGCTTTCATTTGTTCCACCAAATCTTAATTTAAAATTGTTTAATATTTGATATGCTTCCCCGTCTTTATATAAAATAGATCTTTTTATTTCATTATCTCTTGCCGCTTTTGCTTCCTCTGAGTCATCCGCAGCAGGAATAGACATTCTTAATATTTTCATCATTAAGTTCTCAGTAGAGGGTAACTTAGCATTTACTCTATTTAACCAGTAATCAAAAGATTTAAATCCCAGTATATCATACATTTTTTCAGCATCGTAGCCTAATTGCGAATATAAATCGTCTTCTGTTGGTGGTGCTGGTTTTCCTTCAGGTGAAGTCTGACCTTGGTTGTCTTGAGCTTGGTTGTCTTGAGCTTGGTTGTCTTGAGATTGATCTTTACTAGGATAGAATAATTTTACAAATTGTATATAATTTGAATTTTCCCTATCTCTTCCAGTAGATTCAATTGGAAGTGCCGCACCATTTGTGCCTGGAAATCCATTAAAAACTACTTTACCTGTAGATCTTCCTTCTTCAGCTTGCCAAACCACTCCAGTTCCAGTTCCCACTCCTGGGACTGGGACACCCTGTTGTTTAGTTTTATGTTTACCCTGTTGAATAAATTTGTTAGCCGTAATTACTGCTTGAGGATCTAAATCTGTCTTCTTTTCATGCAGTCTTAAGTAAGATTCAATTAGTTGTAAATAATAACTCATAGCTTATTATAGAAAAATAGCCTACCAAAAATAGGTAGGCTATCGGATATTACAATTTATTTTTATAAATTAGTTTCTTGATGGAGACTGAGTTCCACGGAAGTAATCTATGTAATCATATTGGAAGTCTACGGTCATAGTGTCAAAATCACCTTGGCTGTAGTTCTTCTCCTTGAACTCAACTCTCTCAGGGTAGACACCGTAAACTTCTATGGCCCCTATTGGAGTTTTCATGTGATCAAGTTCATAGATCGTCATCTTCTTAGCCTTAAACAATCTTGAAGCTGGGCTTCCAAGTCTTGGGTTGTAGCTTGAATTACCTGTCATTGGGTTATAGACAGTCTTCATCCATTCCCATAAAGCTTGACTAGTGTTCTGAGCATAAAGATTGTCAAAAGTTATTTTGACAGCTTCATGAGTTACCTTTCCAGGATAACGAACAAGATCATTAACTCTGTGGACATCTATCTTTTCAACGCCGAAAGATATAGCTTGAACTTGTTTAGCGGCTAAAGTTAAAGTTCTTTGAACGATCTGATTTGGCAGACCTTCAAACTGAACTTCAAATTGATATGTTCTTACTGAGTCTGTCTGAGTTGAAATTATTGGTAAGTTCGACCCAGGGCTAAACCCAGCGTTACCTGCCGCACCATATTCACGATTGCTTTGATTCTTGTAGTAATTAGGCATTGTTATTATCCACTAAATTTTGAAGACTGATTTGTGAGGTTAACCTCAAATATAATCCATTCCGCAGTCTTCGTTGGCTTCAGAAGGATCTTGCACCACAATTCGTTTCTATCGACTCTTAGAGGGGTGTTAACAGTTTCATCACAGATTACTCTGAAGTCTGTAATACCTCTTCTAGATTGAATATCAGCAAGAACTGTTGTAGCATCCTGTGTAACAGCATCCCATGTAAACTCATCGTTTGGCTCAAAGAGGTTAGCTCTTCCAGCCTGTAAGAGAACCTTTCTCAGATAGATCATCAATCTTCTTACATTAACTCTATCAAGAGCAGTTGATAATCTTTGAGCAGTCTTCTGTCCGAATATTGTTATTCCCTCTGGGCTAAAGTTAACGATTGGGTTTACGTTGCTGTTATACAAAGAGTCTCTGTCTCCTTGGTTTAAAGTAACCTCTACCGCTGTTGGCTTAGTAAGTCTTCCCCTACGGAAACCAGCAGGCGCAAACCAAGTTTCAGCTACCGCATCAGTTACAACCATTTGTCTTATAGCATAGATAACTGGGTCATACCAACGATCCTTAGCGGCAAAGGTATCGAAGACCTGCACCCAAGGCCAGTAGACAGCAGCCCAAGAGCTATTGATGGCAGCAGTTCTTCCAGTTGCCTTACCATTCATCCAATCAGTTACTTCCTCTACGCTGTTGTAGGAAGTTCCGAATGGAGGAGATACTACTGCAAGGAAGTTTTGAGTTGACTCAGCTAAAGTTATTAACTCGTTCTGAACTTCATCATCGTTTATGCCTGGAACGGCAGCTATTGATATACCAAGGAGGTCATCATCAAGAGCGTGAATACCTGTCTTAGCAGCGGCGGTTCCGACTATTGGAGTATTAGATGATTCTGTTCCATTAGAGCCACCGCTCATGTCATAGCTTGCATCAATTAGTTTTATAAATCTTGGTGACTTATTTTCTATCTCAGATCCATTATAATCAATCACTGTAACTCCCAGATCAAATGACAAATCTAAATCTGCTGGCTTTCCTAAAAAGCTATTTAATTTAGTCATTTGACTTAAAGAAGTATTGGAATACCCGTATAATTCACCTTGAATAAGCTCTGAGGTAGCATTATCAATAGAAGTATTTATTACCGTCTCTATAAATGTAGTATCATCTAATAATGATACATCAAAATTTTCATCTGCAACACCCTCACTATTGATAGTAATTGTAGATCTCTCCCCGCCTGCTGGGGAAACTTCTATATTTAATCCTAAAGTCCTACCCGTTGTTGCGTCGTAACCTATATTATATCCATCTCCAGGATAGAGTGCCTTGACCCTATAAGAGATTGATGATGTGGCTATGCTAAGACCCCTAATTGACACAGAGGATGCAAATGTTGCACCGTCAACACCATCGTCTAGATC